TTGTAGGCCACCAGACGGCCTTTGAGAGCGACGTAGATATAGTGTATTTCTTCCACTGCCTGCCCGTTTTCTTGCAGCAGCAGAACGTAGGCGTGGTTTTGGAGTTGGTGGCCAAGATAAGGTTCGTCTTTGGCCGCCCATTTCTTTTGGCCATTAGGCCAAGTGCCTATCTGTTCTTTGAGCGATGTTACGCCGTTATTTTCGTAAAAAGCGTAGTCGTCTACTGATTTGACTTCAATTAAAGTTTTGCTGGCTGGCGAAAAGTTATCGTACTCACCGGTTAAGTCCATTTTTTTAGAAGTCAATCTTTTGTTGCTTATTACATCGGGATAGAGTTTCTCGATGTGCGGGCGGATAGCGGTTTCTAAGTGATGACCTGCCCCCCACCTAAGTATCTTCGCCGCTGAGGGCTTAAACAGCTCTTCAATCCCCAGACGTTTGAAGTAGTGGGCACGGGGACACATGGCAATCGATGAGGCGTGCCAATGCTCAAACTCACGCTCCACATTATCTTCTGAAATACTTTGATAAAGCTTAATGCTTAAATCGTTACTTAACACTTAGACTCCGTATAAAATTATTGGCTTCGCCAGCTGTCGTAAATTGTCTGGGGAGGGCACGGTACTGAACAACCCTACCAACTCGTCGAGCCTCAATCTTGCCCTCTGCACAGGCTTCCCTAGCCCTACGGTCAATAGTTTCGCTGTTGGTGTACCATTCCAAAGAGTGTTTTTCCAGCTCACGCTTACCCACCCAACCACCTTGCTGTCTTAATAAATCTATGACCCTGGCCTTAGTTGTAATTTTCATATAGCTACATTATACCTTGTGATGTACCACTGTGTCAATAACATTTATGGCTTCCAGCTTACATGAAATTTAATTTTATGGTGGGCGACGTCAAAATAGACACGGCCTTTGCCTCCCACATAACAAACTGCTTTAGTCCCATCCTTTAGTTGAACGTGAATAATAGCGTGAGATTTTTTGTTTTCAATTCTTATAATATGGTCAATTTCGCCTTTTTCAGCCACTTAGATGCTCCTGAAGATGATGCGCTCGGCATTTATAGACCACGTTCGTTACTTCCGTTCTCAGTTTTGGGTGCGACCCCCTTCCAAGTATGTGAGCCACGTCCAAGTTGGTATTTTGGCACCCCTCGGCACTGCACCTACGTCCATAGGTCTTATCTAGGTAGGGGATGGCGATTGTGTCACGCCATTTAAGATACTCTCGACCTCGTCTACCTATTTTTCTCATTTCTTCCTCATCAGCAACATTAAATAAGCTTTATTAAAAAATCTATGGACACGATGTGACCCACTAGTTCTCCTACCGCACCACTTACAATAATGGCTCATTTCCGCCTCTTCTTAGTATATTTGGGGTCTGACCATTTACGATGTTTGGCTGCGCCTAGAGCGTTGGTATATTCAGACTCCACCCCCTTGCGAGTAGTATATTTAATTTTAGTGCCTTTAGGATAGAACTTAGGTCTGACTAAATCTCTAAACGCTTGCTGTTCTAGTTTATAGTCCTTCATGGCTTCTGCTTCTTAAGGGGTCTTGTAGGGGTGGCACGATTGCCTAACTCAGTTAGAGCACTTTCAAGTACCAAAGTTAAGTCCCTAGTAAAGCTGTTTATATCGGCATTAGCATACATAGCAATTATCCTATTTTGGGCGCGGGCATTGGGCAGACTTATCTCTTTTACGGTCAAGCCCATAGGTAAAGAGTGAGTTGTGATTTCCCAATTCGCCCACCATGCCTTATCCTCTACAGCCTTCATGACTTTTTTAATTTCTCAACTAGCTTGGTATATTCTTCTGGTGTGGGGCGTTTTCGTTCTAATGCGTATAGCTCGTTCCACTCATGCTTTCTCAGCCCCCCATACAATATATTCTTGAACCTTAATTGCAATCGCCTAATCATTCGCTTCCCTTTCTAAGTGCCTCAATTCTGTTCAGTATATAGGGGAACATTTTATAGGCGTTTTCTTTATGCCAGCCATTTTTAGCTATTTGTAGGTTGAGTTCATTCAACTCGTTCTTGCCTCCTAAAGCCCTCTCCCTGCTCACAAGCTCAGATATAGCTTCCACGCCTCTATGTAAGTTATGGGGCGATAACCCATTTATGAACTTAGCAACTCGTTTAATCTGCTCTTCACTAGAGCTACTACTTGCGGGTTTGTTGATGAGCCTTTTAGCGAAGCAAGATAGACACAATAGTCCTGCCCCATTAGGACATATTTTATTAAACCGTTCATGGGGCAATAATGTCCACTCGGGGTAATTCACCTCCCCACAATCTTGGCACTTAGAGGCTTCTATCTTAGCTTCAGTAGATATAGCCATCTGTTTAACCTTTCTTAACTCGGTTAGGCGGTCTTTTAAGTAGAATGGTATATCGTAAGCAAGGTCTGCCCATTTAGATTTGGACAGTTTCTCCAATTCCTCAACCCTCGCTTGTGTAAGTAGCTCTGAAATGGCTTGTTTTAAGATTACTTTATCTGCACCCACTTCATGATTCCGTAAATAAACAGCAAAGGGTTCTAGTATTTCATCTAGTTCGGCTTCACTAGAGCTATAGGGCTTGTGGGTAGTCTTCATACTTCCTTCTTTCTTAACCTGAAATTTTTTAAATCTATTCGGTTACAGGCCCGACAATATCGCCGTTGGGAACCACCTGACCTTTTTTTATATCCTAAGTTTTCTCCTACCATGGTATGCCCTCTTATACATACGGATTTAATCCTATAGAGAATAAAAGAATTATCAATCCAGCGATGGCATCTTTTACATAACCGTGCCCAGTCTGAAATGTCTCTAAGATATTCTCCACTCAGATTAGCCCATTCAAATCTACCAGCATCACTCGTAAGGCAATTCTCGCACCCAGACGGCTTACCAAGCTGTTGCTCAACCCAATAATGTAACATTCGATATTCTGTGTCTTTACCGTAAAGCTTCTCTTCAACTGCCTTCATTTTTTCTTATTTGGCCTTTCTCTTGATTGGGGTGGGGGTTCTGGTAGTTTCTCTACTGCCAACAAATTGTTCTTGTTTATAATCCACTCTATTCCTTCAACTGTGAAAATATGTGCCATCTCATTCTCATAAACTTTTATAATGTTAGGGATGGTGCGTTTAGTGCCACCCACGAAGTGTAAAACCTGAGTGTGCATTATATTTCCTTAGTTGGTTTCTTGAGTTTAAGACTTCCTCGACCATCACAGAACTCGCATTTGCGCATGTCATCATGCCAGCCGTGATAGCGACCAGGGCGTTTACCTACTCCATGACAGGCATTACAGACAATTTTAGTTTTCGCTTTGTCTACAAACTTATACTGGACTGGCTCATATTCTACATCCAGCTCTCCAGATGTGAATAATCCCCCGGGTTTAACATGCAGATTTTTAACTGTCCGGCCTGGCTCAAAAACTATATCTTTACCCATTACTTATTCCTTTCTCTTTAATTTAGGTTTAGGGGAAGTCTCGTAAATGTTGCCGATGACTTCAATTTGGTTAACGTGGTCATAGCCTACCGCAGTTGCGTCCCATAATAAATAATCACCAATCCAGAAACCACCTTGAGTGTAAGTAACCAGATGTTTGTTACCTACGAACGCTATAATATCCCCCTCGTAAATCTCTTTGCCATTTTTGTCCTTGAGGCCAGTGTATTGTTGCCAGCTAGACGTATCAATGGCACCACTCCACGTTTCGTTAGCTACTTGCATTAAGGTTTTGGAGAACCACTGGTCGTCAAAGTCACTCCAATATCTAAACTTAATTTCTCTCACCTGACCCCTTAATGATTTAGACTGGTTCATACTTCTCCTTTATGGTTCTTTTTTGGGTGGGGGGCGAAAATAAAACCTTTAGACTTTGCCCATTCATTTGCTTCTCCAAGTGTCCTGAACTCATATTTTACGCCTTTGTAAGTGTGGACATACCAAGTACCATCTGGAACATAAGCATAGTCCGACTCTTGCAATGCTAAATCATCAGCCGCATCACCCATCTAGCCCCTCCAGAGGTTTATCTGTCATTCGTGTTTCCTCCCACACCTAAAACAGAATGGACTAGCATGTAACATTTCTGTACCCCAGGCTGGCTTCCAATAATTGTGACCAAATATCCAACATTTCCACATCTATAACTCCTTTATTTTCTTCCGTAGTTCTGACCTTAATTGGTTACGCCCCTTAATTACATTGAACCCTGGGTGATATTTCTCTGCGTATCTATTTATCTCGTCCTCCCCAATTATATCCATAAATAGCTCTACTATCTTGGTATGGGCGGCTTCTCGTTCTTTGTCTAAGTCTTTCACCCCGTCATTAGTGATGCAAAGCTCCCCAAAATCATTTAATATTTGGCGTAGGTCTGAATGCTTCTGGGTCATGATTTGTCCTTTAAGGCCATCGCTGCCACTAAGCCATAGTTCGGACATTTGGGATTAGCACAGTAACCCTGCCGCTTTTTGCCCCATCTATGAAAGGTATAAGCTAGTGGTTGCTCACAGCGCAGACAGTATCGCTGGCCACCCCATACCAAGCTAAAAGTTACTATCTTTTCAGTGTTTTTTCTTTTCATCTTGCTCCTTTGCATTACTTTGGTAAAGCTCCCATGTCATTGCATTACGAATGTTTATACCGTACTCAATAAGCTCCGTATCTTGTATCTCTTGGGCGTATTCTATGGCTGCCAGTTTGTCGTCGAAGGTTTGGCGCAGTGAGCCTTGGTTGGTGTCATCGTCACGCACCCAAACCTGCCATTTACTGCCTTTTTGTTCAATGCTTATGAAGTTATTGGCACTCATTCTTTAATTCCTCCTTGTGGGGCATTTGGGGACTGTCTGAGGGCTTTATGTAACCTAGCTGTCTACATAACCACTCAATGTATTTGACCTGTTCATTCAGCCCCACAAAGGCGTTGTGGAGTTCTAGCTGGTCTTGAGTTAGTTTAATCCTCATAATAATCCCCATCATACTCTGGTATCAAATCCTTTTCCTCGCACCAGATTTCAAAGTCTTTAATTTTGGGGCGGGTTTTAGCTCGCTCGCATTCGGCTGAATAGTCGTCCCAGTGCTTGTCGTACAAGTCCGACCAAAACATATCATTTACTAAGTGTGACATCTAGTCCTCCAATCTACATAATCGGCAACCATAACTGAGCGGTATACCGTGTTTGCAATTTCCCATTAAAACACCCCTATAACTTTTTTGTTATTCTGCCACACATAATAGACCGTGCTTGGCACATATTTTACTTTAATTTTATGCATAAAACTTCCCTCTCTCGACCTTACTTAGTTTGAGCGCACCACCAAGAGAATATCATCAAATAATGCTTGTATTGTGGTGCGCCCACCCCTATCCATCTAAATGAACAGAGGTGGTTAATCTATCAAGCAACTTATCCTGCCCCTAAGAGCGTATTAACTTTAGTTTATTTAACTAATTCTGCATTTATCTTTGCGATAATGCGTTCCATAAAAGCTTTTGGTCCAGGGTAATAAGCGTGTCGAATTGCTGTTTTAAGCTGAACCACTAGACTTTTAGCTTGGTCTTCTGTGAGTGTTATTGTGATGCGCTTAGTCATTTTAAGCCTCTCTCTGAGTTGCTTCTCTGACTAAACTTTCAGCCATACTTAGCGTGTGGCGCAAGCTATTGCCTCGGCCATTAGCAAAGTAATCAGGGTCATTAGCCAATAGTTTTGTCAGTTCATCGTAAAAAACGATTACAATATCGTCTGGCTCGCACCCCTCTAAAGCTGTTGCTAACTCATCTCGGACTTTATCGGTGTAGTTCATTCTATTTATCCTTGTCTACTCTTATGAAGCAGGATAAGTTACTTGTTAGATTGTTAAATTGGTTTCGGAGTGGCTAATCGTGGTAGGGAAAGCTAGGTTATAGCCCCTGACTTTCGCCACCCCTTTACCTTGTATTCAATCACAACAAGCCCAACACTTTAGGTCTAAGCTGTAGCCACTTTATAGCAACACCACCTCTGATGTTACAAATTAGCGTTTGCAACCGCCCCAGTGCTGGATACATAGTCCTTGCCGTCACTTCGCTACACTTCGAGTAAGTGTTGGATTTGCTGTGATTGAATTGTCTTTGTGCTAGTTGAGTTATTTTACCTGTTCTTATCTGCTCACCGCAGTGGTTATTCTTAACTCTATTACCAATGTACCACGCTAGAATTGGTTGTCAAGGGTTTTAGGGCTATTTTAGTAAGTTATACACTGATTATATGATTTAACAGAGGTGGATTTATCCACAGCCCGCCCCCCAAACATAAAATGATACAATATGCTTATGAGAACCCAGGACATTGAAATAATCAAGCACAAAGCTAAGGGCAAGACCCTAAAGCAAATTGCCGAGGTAGTCTATCCTAACCAGAGCCTCCATGCCGGAGAGGTATCGGTTAGCCGAAGGCTGAAAAAGGCTGAGGTACAGACGGAACTCCAAAAAGAACTAAACAGGCAAGGCATAACTCTTAAAAAAGCCCTGAAACCGATTGCCGATGGCCTAGAAGCTACCAAGTACGCAACTGTTGAAGGTGACTTTTACAATACTAAGCTACCGGAACATACTACGAGGTTGCACGCCTCACGCATGGCACTTGACCTTCTTGACCGCGCCACCCCTTCAAGCTTAGGTAGTGTAGATTCAGGCAGGATAGCCGTAGCTTTAGAACATGGCAATGAAACAGACTTACTTGGTGTGATTTTTGGCAAACGGAGTGCTGAAAACCCCACCCCTACAAGTAATGTATTAGTAGATAGTAAGAGTAATAAGGAATAAGTAACTGATTGAAACTACTTTTCTACCCAAATATAGCCCTTTTAAGGTGTTATTTATACATGAGCTGATACTTTATAGCTCTTTTTGCTAAAACAGGCAGTCGTACAATAGTGCTTTTACGAACCAACATAACAGGGATAGAAGCGTAACACTAAGCGTAACATGCCCCCCACTACATGTAGCGTATTAAGAGCCTTATATAATAATGTGTAAGTAGAACTGTTTAATGGTGTTTGGAGGGGTAGCGTGCTCCACTACAACAGGGGTCACAGGCCACCCAATCAGACCTCATAGCCACCCTAGAGAGCTACTCCATACCTGTTTTAAGGTAGATTAGCGTTACCCCTCGTCTGAGCCAAAAATAATTCCTTGTACGGTAGAAAAAAATATCTATTGACTTTTGTTCGCCCGAACTATATACTCCAGATATGAATTGTTTAAATTGTCAGAAAGAACTTACCGGTAAAAAGACCTACTGTGATGATAAATGTCGGATGGCCTACACAAGGCGAACAAAGATGGGGGCTTTACCCGAACAAAAAGAACCCGAACACACAACCCGAACATTCGATTTTAGCCTAACCCGAACAGACCAGTTATTCGAAGACAAGAAACCGGGTTATTATAATTTTGGGGTGAAGGTTTTTGAAAGGGGGTGTTTTTTGCCAGGATGTGATAAAAAGTTTAAGACTCATCTCAAGCTTCTGAAATATTGCTCTCCCAAACACTATGTTGACGGTTTGGATTTAATTATTAATTCTATAACCAAGGAAAAGAAGTGACACAACAGCACACAATGGTTGTCGAGATTAGAGAGGGGATGGTAAAAGTGCAGTGTTCTCATCATAGTACATTTTTTATGCTGAATGATTTATTGGAAAGAGGCTATCTGTTACGGAATGATTTTAAAAGTATAGATTTAAGTCATAAAAAAGGAGCTGATAAGGAAGTTGTGCAGCTTATGAAATGGATGGGGAGGAAAAAGCCATGACTTGGGACGAGAAAAGTGAAAAGTGGCTAAAGATTTTAGTGTTGGTGCTTCAGTATTCTGATAAAAAGACTACATGGGACCAGAATATTGAGAATACAAATAAAATCTATAAAGCCATGAAGGGTATAGAGTGATAGACTAGGGCTATGGACCTACAAGCTCTGGCACTTCAGAAAATAGCCCTCCGCTGCCGGACTGACCTATACTTTCTGTGCAAAGAGGTGCTGGGGTATGAGCAGATGGTGCCCCATGTCCACCAGGAACTGTGCGATTACACGACTTCCGTCTTGCCCAACCACCCGGGTATAAGTAATATTGAGGGGTTCGACCCGTCCAAAAACTTCCTTCTCCTACTGGAACCCCGGGGTGTGTTCAAAAGTTCAATCGTAACCATCGGTTTGACTCTCCAATATGTTCTGAACGAACCCAACGCCCGGATTTTAATCGACTCTGAAACCTTCTCTAAAAGCAAGGCTTTTATGCGGGAGATAATCGAGCATCTGATGGGTAACCCCAAGTACCGGGAAATTTTTAAGGCTATCCATGGGATGTATCCGTTCGAGAAAAAGAGTAAGGCTAGGTTGTGGACGGACTCCGAGCTGATTCTACCCTGCCGCACCCGCCCCTTAAAAGAACCGACTATTTCAGCCGCCGGGATTGACGTCACCAAAACCGGGATGCACTACGACTTGATTATTATGGATGACTTGCACTCCGAGAAAAACGTCACCAACCGCGAGCAGATAGACCAGGTTATCCAGCATTACAAATTAGGATTAGCCCTACTTGACCCTGGACGGCCATTGGTGGTGGTGGGGACTCATTGGGACTTCACCGACCTTTACCAGTATATTATTGACTTCCAGCAAAACCGTTTTAACATTTTAGTCAGAGGGGCTTACAATGAGGATGGTTCTTTATTCTTCCCCGAACGCCTCAACAAAGAGTTCCTTGACAGCCAGAGAGAATCACTGGGAGGGTATCTTTTTTCCTGCCAATATCTTAATTCCCCAGTCAGTGACGAAACAGCCGTTTTCAAACGGGACTGTATCCGCTATAAAACCCTAGAAGAAATCAAAGGCCGTCCTATAAACTGGTATTTGAGCGTAGACCCTTCCTACGAAGGTACCTACTCCGACTACGCTGCTCTGGTACTGGCCGGTATGGACTTCCAAAGGGATATTTACGTCCGCTATATCACCCGCCAAAAGATGACTTATGGCGATATTATTAACGAGATATTCCGTATTTATACCCACCGTGACTTTCAAGGTATTAAAATTGGGCGGATTTACCTGGAAACCATCGCCACCCAAAAATCTATCGGCGTGGAACTGAACAACGAAATGAAGCGTAGAAATACCTGGCTGCCGGTTGAGGAAATCCGTTCTCATAAACTATCTAAAGAAGAGCGTATCCGTGGTCTAGCCCCGTTTTACGAGTTCGGCCACATCTACCATATAAAAGAGTGCCCGGAACTGATAGAGCTGGAATACGAGTTGCTGCATTTTCCCAGAGGCCAGCACGACGATATGATTGATAGTTTAGCTACCATTGCCGAACGGGCCTCCCCACCCAATGCTAAAGGTTGGGGTAGTGACGACAAGCCGAGTAAAAAACGCCTGATGAGTATCAAACCCCGCTCGGTAGTTACTGGGTACTAGTAACAGACTATTGTGCTTTTAACCCAGCTATATCTTAATGTGAGGATATGGCCGACTCCGAACTTGAAACCAAACTAGCCAGGCTGCAAAAACAAGCTGGACAACTAGAACCCGAACCACGGGACGCTAACCGCTATAAACCCAACAAGCGTCAGCGTCTGGTACGACGCAGAGTTTATGAGCGTTTTAATTTCCTGCGTGATGAATCGTTAAGGACCGAGGCTGAGCAGGACTGGGAGCTGGCTGACAAAGAATACAATATGTTCCGTGAGAGTGTCGATGACGACTGGCGGGCTAACCTGCATCTGCCTGATGCTTTCGCCGCCATCCAAGCTCAGATGCAGGAAACTATTGAGCGTAAATCCCGCCCTAACCTTATTCCAACCGAAGAGTCCGACGAACCGATAAGCGAGTTCGCCAACGCCGTGCTGGAATACAATATGAACAATACCGACTACGATTACCAGTATTTCCTGGCTAAGCTGGCGGCGGCTATCCGGGGTACTGCGTTCCTGATGAATTACTGGCGGACTGATAAGCGGGTGGTTAAAGACCCGGTTTCAGTCGATGACGACGGTAAGATTAAATACACCGACAAAGAAATCACTGATTTTGACGATGATTATACCGAGTGGGTGGCCAATGAGTGGATATATATAGACGAAAAAGCTAAACATATCAACGAAGCCAACGATATGTTCAGGCGGGAAATCCTTAACATCGAGGAGTTCCACCGTATTTACGGGAACAAGTCCGGCTTTTTTGATACCGAGTACGTCGTTCAGGGCGGTGATACTTCCAACCGTTCCTACTACAAACTACCCCAAGACACTACTGAGCAGGATGTCGAAGTCCTGCATTATTACAACCGCAGTATTGACGCTTACTGGGTAGTAGCCAACAATGTCACTATCTACGACGGCCCCCTCCCCTCTAAACATAAAGAGTTGCCAGCGGCCGTTGTCTATCAGTACCGGGTACCTGGAAGGTTCTGGGGTTTGGGTATTCCCAAGATTATCCATTACTTGTCTGAAGAGCGTAAAACCATCCGTAACCTCAATATGGACCGCCAGAAATTGCAAATTAACAAGATGTTCATGCACAATACCAGCTTTGATATTGATGACGAAGATTTGGTTACCCGCCCGCATGGTCTAATTTCGGTTGATACCGGTGGTCAGCCCATTCAAAACGCCTTGGTGCCAATAGAATACGGTGATGTTCCGGCTTCGTATTTCCGCTCCGAAGAAATACTACTCCAAGATATGCGTCGAGGGACTGGTATTGAAGATAGGCTAGAAGCCAATGCTGCTACCACAGCGACTGAGGCCGCAATTAAAAAAGAGTCTATATTAAAGCGTATTAATCTGATTTCGGTGAGCGCTGAGATGGATGCGGTTATCCGCATCGGACGGTTGAAGTGGAGCAATATCCAACTGTTTTACGGAACCCCAAGGCTGGAGAAAATCACCCAGAATAATGAAGAACGGGAAAAGAAGATTTTCCGTACCATTTCAGTGGCTAATAAGAAGTTTGCCATTGTTGATGACGACGGCAAGAAGTCTTTGCGCATGGAAGATGTCAAAGGTAATTCGGCTTTGACCCTTAAACCTGAATATGCCAGATACTTAAAGGGTTCGTTCGACGTTTCAGTCGATGCTGACATCTTCACCCCGATTAGCAAAGCTATCGAGCAGACCAAAAAGACCGAGATGTTCGGCTTACTTCTATCCAACCCGGCGACTATGGCGGTTATGGATATCAACCAGGCTACGGCTGATGTGCTGGCGGTCAATAATATCAAACCGGAAAAATGGCTGAAAAATGTCGAGAATAAAAAGGACATGATGATGCTGGCCGAGAGTGAGAATATGGTT